ATTTCTATTTGCGATTGCACAAATTCCGTGTCTATCATACCATTTGCTATCGCAAATTGCAATATCTCATCTTTCGTGGCCTTACGCCCCGTCAATTTTCTTCCTTGGCCGCAATCAAGGCCATTTTCCTGGAATTGTCAATGAGCTTTTGAATGTCTTTCGGCAATTTTTCGTAATCCTTAGACCTTTGGGTTTCTGCCCTGTATACCCGGAGGAACTGTGCCTTTGCCACTTCTTCGTTGAAATTCTCATCCAACGCCCATATCCTAAGTTGCTGTGAATTGCCTACTGCTTTCTGAACCATCGGAGGCAATTTCGCAAATTCCTGTTCAGATCCATACATCCCGTTCCTAAGTGCTATTGCGACTCTCATCCAGGCTTCCGTCTCCGTTTCGTCGCTTGAGTGCTTAATAACACTAAGCTGCTCAATCAGTTTTCCCGGCGTTGGGGCAAATCCGCTTGTTTCCGTTCGGATGTAGGACTTAAAAGCCATGGCTATCTGATTTTTGTCAAAATCCTCTAATGCCATCTGCCACGCATTTACCGTAGCCGTCTTGTTCTGCGGATTGAAATTCGAGTAAGTACCTTGGATCATTGCCAGCAAATCTTGCACGTCCTCTCTCGTCACTATGCGTTCCTCCATTCGTCTAGTAAGTCTCTTTCCTTTTTGCCTTTCGTCTCTTTTTGGTTTAGATAGCTTTCAAACTTTGACTGCCGGAAAAGAGTATCAGGCCGCAAATACTTTTCCATGTCAGTTCCTTGCCAGTCCGCAACCTTTTTGTCTATTACCTCAACGAAATCTGAAACCGTATATCCTTCTTCCAATCTGCCGTTGATCGCCTTTCTCGTTTCGTATGTCTCGGACTTATATCTGGCACCTATCTTTTCGTTAAGGTATCTAATGATCTCTTCCCGCTGCTCTTTATATATATCTAATTGTTTATTAGAATTACAGACCTTATTCTTTTCTCCTAGTGTAGTATCTTGTAAATCTTTAGTATTAAGTTCTTTATTATTTAAATCAATAATACTATTAGTATTATTATTTAAAACAGTAACAGTAACAGATGCTTGTATGGGGTATATATACCCCTTACAAGGGGTATCTGTTTCCACGCATTTAGCCACATCTAAAACATAGTTCATAAAGGCTTCGCACTTGATCCGTTCAGCTTCTTTTCTAACGCCCTTAAGGGTAAGAGGCGACTTGCTCCAATTATACTTGTACCAGTTAAGAATGAGGATTTCTTTCGTCTCCGGCGAAAACCTGATTAGATCATGCACTTTTTCAAAACGATCTAACAGGCGAATAATCGTTTCCTTGTTGTAGCCCGTGTGAATGATCATCTCCGAGTAGCTTATCTCATAACAACCGCAGATGTTCGTTTGTGGGTTCGTGAGCAAATACAGATAAAAATACTTATCCTCTGGCGTAAAATCGTCCTGAACCTTATTGTCCGTCCAGAACGAAAGCTGCAATGTTCTGTAAACCGACATTTACTGTACCTCCTCGTTGTCTCCGTTCTGCCCTTTGTGAAATTCCAGAAACTCCTTAAACTTCTCCATTGCCCGAAGCTGGTGGTGCGTGGGAACCTCACTCTTAGGCTTATAGTCCAGATGCTTGTCAAACAGCGACGAAACATCACGGCTTGCATTCTTGTAGCCTTGCTTTAGACCGTCACGGTAGCCCTTTCCTGGCTTTACGGCAGACATAGTTCCGCTTGCATGGTTTGCGCCTTGTCCTCCTAGGCTGACATTATATAGCTGGTAGCCCTTATCAGCAAAAGCCTTGATTGTCTCTATTTCTTTTGTGTCTAATTCTGCTTCGGAGCATTCCCTGTAAGAAAGTCTCCAACCGTAAGGATTATTTATGCTGAAAAAACCATGTTTCTTTAAACTCAAAGCTATGTGATCGTATTCTGCCAAGTGGCTTGCGCAGCGCTCACATAAATGTTTTGCCTGCCCGACATATGACCTTTTAATCCCATTTTCATCAACGCGATAAAACGCATAAATTCCGCTTGTGTTTGGTATTCCTGGACAAATCTTGCGAATTGTGTTTTCTCTGTTTGCTTTCATGGCATACATCTGTCTGTAATTTACCGCCATATCAATCAACCTTTCTTATGCCCCAAGAAGCCGTGTAGCCGACTTCCTGGAGCAAATTCTTCACCGCCTTGTAACACTCATATTTGGAATAAACCATAACAACGCCGTCAACCAATTCAGCATTATACCCATGCGATTTTAACATGGAAATTGTAGCGATTTTATCCATCATTCGTATATCACAACCTTATCTTTTGCTAAGGCATAGCCGAGTTCCCTGTTAGCGCCGCAGGACTTTTCCCATCCAGAAAGCATGTAAATACCCTCTGCCATATCAAGCAATACCAAGCACACATCCATGTACTGCTCATAGGTGGTATCTTCCGGCAATCTCGAATTTATGTCCGCAGGATTTATAACCGTATGCCCCTGTTCCTCAAGAAATCTCTGTGCGTTGTAGAAACGATCCATGTAATCCGTCGTTCCCGTAATTGCGCCGCTCAAATATAGTTTCATTCGCCGTCTCCTTTCAAAAAATCATATATCGTCATTTGTGCCATCTCTGCGTCCAAACGGGCTTTGGCAAGATTATAATAGGTTTTGTCAATCTCAAAGCCTACAAATTTGTGTTGCGTCCTATGGCAAGCTACAAGGCTACTTGCGCTTCCAACATGGGTATCAAGGATTGTGTCACCAGGCTTTGCGTACTTATTCAACAGCCATTCGTACAAAGCAACTGGCTTCTGGGTTGGATGGATCTTAAATTCTTTGTTTTTCATATCTCCTTGTAACATACCACTCCATTGATAAGTAAACATTTTTGTTGCGCTATCAAAAGAAGTCCATGCCAATTCACAATCTGCATACATTACACCGTCTGGTATAACTTTGTTCCAAACTATCCAACATTGAGAAGTATCTAATATGTCACACATGTAGTTTCCCCCCCATATAATTTGGTTCTTGCTAACACGAATAAGTTCTTTGAAATAGTCAATGGAAGGCCGGTCCTGTTTCCACAATGCCAGGTGGTAAGTATGTCTCTTAGCCACGCCGCCACTTATTGTATTGTGCATATATCCACCTTTACCAACTTTTTCGCCGTATGGAGGATCTACAATGGCCAAGTCAATGCATTTGTCCGGCATCCGCCGTATATATTCCATGCAATCGCCATTCACGAAATAACTATCATTCAGCGGAAATAGCGTTGAAACGTCCTTAATCTCGCTTTTCATCTGATCACCGCCTTATGAAAACGGCAACTCGTCGCCAAGTTCGTCTGGGATCTGCATGAAACCATCGTCTTTCTTCGGAGTTGGATCAGAAGGAGTATTCTGCTGCGTAGGATGCTGTGCGTCTGCCGATTCCATGCTGCTGTTCCTGCCTTCAGCAAACTCAAATGACTGGACGATGAAATTGACATACGAATAGTTGTTACCATTCTTATCCTTGTAGCTGGTCTGCCTGGGCTTGCAATTCAGAATAACCTTTGTGCCTTTCTTGCACCACTTCTCCATAGTCTCAGCAGACTTTCCAAATACTGAGCAAGGAAAGAAATTAGTGTGCTTGTTGTCACCGTAACCATCGTCAACGGCCAGCGTGAGATTTCCAACTACCGTCTCTTTTCCGTTATTATTCGATCTCTTGATCTCAACATCTTTTGTGAGTCTTCCGCATAAAATAGCAATAAGCATTTTGCGTGTCCTCCTTTTACTCGTCATCATCTTTTGTTAATGTGATCGCATCAATCTCAACAGTATAAAACACTCTTTGCAATACATCTTCTGCATCGTCAATCAAAATATGCTTTATAAAGCTGCCTCTGAATTGAGTACGCAAATAATCATTTACAGTAACCGGGAACGGAATATCCAATTTCATTTCTCTTGCCATGCGTGCAATTTCTCTTTGCCTATCAGCATTCGCTACAAGAATGTAAGTACATGTTTCATGGCTAATTCTTATGAGTTTTTGGGTTTTTCCTTCACCATGTCCAAGGATAATCTTTTTCATTTGCCGTCACCCCCCTGTGCCTTAATTAACTCCAACATTCTCGCATCCCTAATCTCGATTTGGATTTCCAGGGGAGTATTC